TGGTGACCTGGCTGGTGATCATCCCCTTCTGCCTGAGCATGTCGATCCTCCTGACCGACTGGGCATGGAAGGCGCTGAACAAGCCGGAGCCTCCGACTCCCCTGTGCGAGCACCCGTGGTTCATCGACGGGCGGTGCATGGTCTGTGGTCAGCCGAAGTAGTAGAGGTACACCGCTACGATCGGATGATGGACACACTCACGCAGGGCCTGCCGATCCTCACCTTCGACGTCGAGGGCACGCCGGTCCCCAAGGGCTCCATGCGTCACATCGGCAACGGGCGAATGGTCGACCAGACCAAGACGAAGCCCTGGATGAAGGCCATCCGACAGGCTGCGCTGCTGGAGGCTGCCATCAAGAGCGTCGGCATCATCGAGGTCCCCGTCTCCGTCGTGGTCATGTTCCACTTCCCCCGCCCCCTGGCGGCGAAGAACCGGCTGTACCCGCACAAGCGCTCCGTGGGCGACATCGACAAGTTGTCCCGCGCTGTGCTCGACGCCCTTCAGCCGACCAAGACCGAGCCGGGTGTTCTGGCTGACGACTCCCTGGTCGTGGACCTCCTGGCCTTCAAGCGCTACGCCGACAACGAGCCCATCGGGGCACACATCGCTGTGAAGGAACTCATCTAGTATCGGTATACCTGAAAGGAGGGAACGCATGCCAAGAGCCGCAAGTCCGAACTCACGGACCATTCCGGTGACGATCAAGGTCACCCGCACCGAGGCAGACATGTTGCGCAGAGTCGGAGGAACCACAGGCAAGGGGATGAGGGAAGTCCTCGCGCGCTGGGTTCGCTCACGCAGCAAGGACAACAGCACGTTCTTCGACAAGGAACAGGCATGAGCCGAGCCCGCCAGGCCATGCACACCTGGCGTCACGGCTACATCGGAATCGACGTGTACCCCTACCAGTTCGCCGTAGGTGCCAGCGTGCGGTGGCACGAGCGCCGACCGCGCATCCGGCTCTACCTCGGCCTGATCAAGATCTACGCAGGAGGGCTTACGTGAGCACCGTCTTCTTCCACCCCGGCTCCGTCCCCCTGCTCGTCCCCATCGAGCAGGTGCAGCCGTACGAGAACAACGCCAACAACGGTGACGTGGACGTCGTGCGCGACAGCATCGAGGTCAACGGCTTCTACGGGGCCGTCATCGCACAGCGAGGAAGCGGCACCCTCATCGCCGGACACACCCGGTATGAGGCGCTGCTCTCCCTCGGCGCCGAGCAGATCCCTGTGATCTGGGTACAGACGAGCGACGTGCAGGCCGCACGCATGCGCCTGGTCGACAACCGCTCCACCCGCATGGGACGCGACGACCCCTCCCTGCTCTTGGCCGAGTTGCAGGAGATCCTGGAGGCGGACAACGACCTGCTCCTGGCCGGTACCGGCTACCTGGAGACCGACCTGGACGAGATCCGTGCGCTCTTGGAGGAGCCCCTCGACTTCGACGACGAGGAGTTCGCCAAGCAGCGCTCCCACCACGTGTGCGTCTGCCCGCAGTGCGGGTGGTCGTCCGACAAGAGGGAGTGACCCATGGGCAAGGAAGTTGACCTCCCGCGCAACCGTGCCGCTGCCGCCCTCCAGTTGAGGATCGACGGCGCACCGTTCTCTGCCATCGCGGAGGCCCTGGAGTTCAAGGACGCCAAGGAGGCACAGCAGGCCGTGGAGCGGGCGCTGGCCACCGAGTACCGGGCACCCGACCAGATCGCCCAGGTGCGTGCTCTCCAGTCCAAGCGCATCGACCGCATCCTGTACTCGCTGATGCGCCGGGCGACCAACCCGAAGGACCCCGACCACCTGGCGTACGCGACCCGGGCGCTGGCCGCGATCAAGCAGCAGACCGAACTTGAGGGTGCTGCCGCCCCGGCGAAGGTCGACATCACGTACAACCCCACGGCCCAGCAGTTGGAGCAGTGGGCGAGCCAGGTCGTCTCCAAGATGCACGGTGACATCCAGGAGGGCGACATCATCGACGTCGAGTACGAGGAGGCGTGATGCCCAAGGACCTCGGCTACAAGCCGGACTGGAAGCGCCGAGCGCTCCTGCATGTGCCGAAGGAGGACAAGAAGAAGATCGTCTTCCACGTCTTCGGTGAGTTCGACTCCTACTTCTCGCGCGCCGCCAACCGCAGGGGGATGAGCAAGTCCGCCTACGCACGCAGGGCGCTGGCGGCGTTCATCGCACGCGACCTCCAGATGCCGTTCGAGGACCTGTGCCGGATGTTCCCTGCCGTCGTCTACGACCAGAACGTCAGCAAGTACGTCGATGGCCTGGTCGTCTCCCAGAGGGATGACGGTCAGGGCTACGGCCAGTGGGAGATCGACACGCTGGTGGACTAGCCATGTGACGATAGGCGCATGAAGATGCGATTCAGGGCGACTTGCCCCCTGTGCCGGACTCCGGTCCCGCAGGGGACAGTCGCCCTGCGCTTCTTCGGCGGCTACGCGCACCCCACCTGTGCCGTGGCCTGGAAGCGACGGAGGATGGCACAGCGTGAGCGAACTTCCCTTTGACCCCGAGGAGTTCAAGAAGTGGCCCGTCGCAGCGCAGCAGAAAGCGCTGTCGATGCTGGAGGCCAAGAAGGGCCCGCCCCGGATCTGGTACTGCACCCGAGGCCGCATCTGCGACGGGCAGCCTCACGACGGCGCTGACTACCCGCACGCCCGAGGCGACCAGTGGCCCCCCGAGGGGATCGACTGGGCCTTCTGGCTGGCCGTCTCCGGGCGAGGGTCTGGCAAGACGCGCACCGGGGCGGAGTGGCTGCGCAAGATGTCGCACCGCGTCCCCCGCATGGCCATGGTCGGTCGACGTGGCACCGACGTGCGCGGCACGATGGTCGAGGGTCCCTCCGGCCTGATCTACGTGTGCGAGCGCGCTGGCATGTCCTTCACGTGGGAGCCCTCGAAGAAGGAGTTCACGTTCGGCAACGGGGCGAAGGTGTTCGGCTTCTCCGGTGAGGAGCCGGACTCGCTGCGTGGTCCGCAGTTCGGCCTGGCGTGGCTCGACGAGCCCGCGCACATGCCGCTCATCGAAGCCGTGTGGGACATGCTCCTGCTCGGTCTGCGTCTCGACGGCGTCCCGGGTGGTGCCAAGGCGCTGGTCACCTCCACCCCCCTGCCGATCAAGTGGCTCAAGACCCTCATGGCCGACCCGAAGTCCCGGGTCGTGCGCGTCTCCACCTACGCCAACCTGAGCAACCTGGACCCCACGTTCCGCGACAACATCCTGTCGCGCTACGAGGGCACCCGGCTGGGGCGCCAGGAGTTGCACGGCGAGGTGCTCGCGGACATCGAGGGCGCGCTGTGGACGTGGGACCTCATCGAGGAGGCCCGCGTCGAGCCCGAGGACCTGTTCGCGTTCGCTCGCACCATGGACCGGATCGTCGTCGGCATCGACCCTGCTGGCACCTCCCGGCGCAAGAGCGACGAGACCGGCATCGTTGTGGTCGGCAAGAAGGACGGACACATGTACGTCCTGGCCGACGCCTCCGGACACCACACCCCTGAGCGCTGGGCTCGACGCGCCTGCGACCTGTACGACCTGTGGGACGCGGACGCCATCGTCGTTGAGAACAACTACGGCGGTGAGATGGTCAAGTCCACGCTGGACAACATCTCGAAGTACCCCCGGGTGAAGGAAGTCAACTCCACACGAGGCAAGTTGATCCGCGCCGAGCCGGTGTTCGCGCAGTACGAGCAGGGCAAGGTTCACCACGCCGGTCCGCTGACCGACTTGGAGACGCAGTTGACCGAGTGGATTCCCGGTAAGGGCTCCTCGCCGGACCGCCTGGACGCGCTCGTGCACGCCATCACGGAACTGTCCGACCACGCTCGCCCCGCTACCCTCACGACCGCCTCCGGGCTCCTCCTGCCGAACACGAACCGGCGCAAGCGCAGCGCTCCCAACCAGATCAGCCGCATCAGCGCGCCCGAACGGCTGACCCGCGCGACGGTACGCTCATGGACGTGACGGAGATCCTTTACATCATGGCGGCCGTGCTGGTCGGAATCCTGGCCAGCGCACGCCTCACGAGACTTCTGACGCAGGACACGTGGCCTCCCTCGGTGTGGGTGAGGACGAAGTGGGCCGAGATCACGGATGACGGACCGTGGTACGACCTGGTGGACTGCCCCTGGTGCGCCTCACCATGGATCGTCGGAGCCAACCTGGTCGTTGCGCTCCTGAGCGATCTGCACGTGGCGTGGTGGATCTTCAACGGATGGATGGCAGCCTCCCTGGTGGTGGCTTGGGTGACGATCAAGGCAGGTGACTGATGGCAGGACGACGCAAGATCCGCAGTGACGACCCGGTTGTCCCCAAGGCCCTGATCTCCAGCGCCAAGCGCTTCACGGGTGCAGGCGACCCGGTGCGCATGGCGCGCGCCGGAGGCAGTGGCTGGCAGGACGCCGCGTGGCACTTCTACAACACCATCGGTGAGTACGCCTACGCCGTGAACTGGGTGGGCAACCTCCTGTCCCGGGCGAAGTTGTACGCCACCCGGGACGACGGCGAAGGCCCCGTGCGCCTGGAGCCCAACGACCCGGCGTCGCAGTACCTGGACGCACTGTTCCTCGACCAGCAGGGCAAGTCGACCGCCCTCCAGCAGATCGGTGTGCACTACACCGTCGCGGGCGAGGCGTACATCGTCGGCACCGAGCGCGAGGACGGCGACCACTGGGAGGTCGTCGCCTCCACGCGCATCCGGGGCGACAAGCGCTCTGATGGCACCACGCAGTGGTACGTGGACGGCATCGCGCTGCCGGGCGACCCGTTCGTCATGCGCATCTGGCGACCGCACCCCGTCGAGAAGGGCTGCGCCACCTCGCCTTCCCGTGCCGCCCTGCCGATCCTGTCCGAGATCGAGCGGCTCACGATGCACGTCGCCGCCCAGGTGGACTCCCGCCTGATCAGCGCTGGCATCGTCTTCCTGCCCAACGAGATGACGTTCGCCGTCATCGACGAGGACGGGAACACGATCACCGGCTCCAGCGACCTGTTCGTCCAGACCCTCCAGGACGTCGCCTCACGCGCCATCGCCAACCGCGACTCCGCCTCGGCCCTCGTCCCCATCGTGATCAGCGCGGACGGCGAGTCCCTGGACAAGCCGAACCACATGAAGTTCTGGTCCGACCTGGACGCGCAGGCCATCGAACTGCGCACCGAGGCGATCCGTCGCCTGGCGCTCAGCATGGACATGCCGCCCGAGATCCTCACCGGCCAGGGCGACACCAACCACTGGTCCGCGTGGAGCATCGACGAGTCCGCCATCAAGTCCCACACCGAGCCGCTCCTGGCCCGGATCGCGGACGACCTGGCGGTTGGCTACCTGCGCTCCATGCTCATGGACGACGGCATGGACCCCGAGGAGGCCCGCGCCTACGGCATTGGTGTGGACACCACGGAGATGCGCCTGCGCCCGAACCGCTCTGCCGAGGCGCTCGAACTGTACGACCGTGGCGTGCTCAACGCGACGACTCTCGTCGAGGAGACCGGCTTCAAGCCGGACAACATCCAGGACGACGCGGAGCACAAGCGCTGGTTCCTCAACAAGGTCGCCTCCGGGCAGACCACGCCAGAGGTCGTGGAGGCAGCGCTGAGGGAACTCGGCGTGAACCTCGACGTGCGCCCCGACCC